TTTGGCGCTTCTTGAAAGAGAAGGGGCTGAACGATTACGCCGCCGCAGGTATCATGGGCAACCTTTACGCAGAGAGCGGCTTGTCGCCCATCAACCTCGAAAACTACTACGAGAGCAAGCTGGGCATGACGGATGATGCCTACACCGCCGCCGTGGACAACGGAAGCTACGGGAACTTCGTTCACGACAGCGCGGGCTACGGTTTGGCGCAATGGACGTATTGGAGCCGCAAGCAGGGTCTGCTGGAACTCGCCCAGAGCAAGGGAGTGTCCATCGGCGACCTCGATATGCAGCTTGAATACCTGTGGAGCGAGATGCAGGGCTATCACGGCATGATGGCGAAGCTCAAAAACGCTTCGACCGTGCAGGATGCCTCCAATGCCGTGCTGCTTGATTTCGAACGTCCTGCCGACCAGAGCGCGGCGGTGCAGTTCGCCCGTGCCAGAATGGGGCAGGATTTCTACGATGAATACGCCCTTACCAGCAGATTCATGCCGGAAAAAGAGGAGGAAGCGGAAATGCGTTATAACACCGTGGCAGAGTTGCCGGAGTGGGCAAGGCCCACTATCGAAAAAATGATTGCCAAGGGGCTTCTGAATGGCGATGGCGACAACCTTAACCTGTCGCATGACATGGTTCGCGTGTTCGTCATCAACGACCGGGCGGGGTTGTACCAATGACTATCACTGTATATTCCGCCGAAGCTCTGACCGAAAAGGATATTCAGAAAATCCGCTATCTCATGCGGAAAGCACCGCACAAGGACACTGCTCTCGCCAACATCTTTCCGGAGCGGTTCCGGCGGCGTGACAACAATATCATCTATTTCGACACGGGCAAGCGGCGTTACACCGCAAAATTCGATTGCAAGGAGTAAACGCCTATGGAAACTATGATAGACGGCGTACTCGTGGAAAACAGCGACCTCCTGCCGGAGCGCAAAATCCGCGAGTGCATCAGGCAAGCAGCGGAAGAAGCCGGACTGCCGATTGCCAAGCTCAGGCTGACCTCTCTGGGAAACGGCGAGGTGCAGGTTGAGTACGAGACGTTCGAGCGGAAGTTCGAGCGCATCCGCCGCATCACGGGGTATTTGGTCGGCACGATTGACCGTTGGAATGATGCCAAACGGGCGGAAGAGAGCCAACGGGTCAAGCATTTGTAAGGGCAAAAGCGCCACAGCGAGAGAATACTTCTTGCTGTGGCGCTTTTTTAGCAACAGAGGAGGACAGCAAATGAAAAAGAAACTCATGGATGGCTACCACGACATTCTTTTCGCTGATGCGGCTGACGTTGACCTCAAGCGCGACAACGCCAACATCAACACCGATGCGCCTATGGGCATCATGCTGAAACTCGGCACGGAGGGCGCAAAGCATTTCGTTGACAACTATGTCCTGCCGGAGCGGTTTCTTGCCGCAGACCGGGAGAACTGGATTCACATACACGATAAGGATTTCAGCTTAATTACTCTGAACTGCATCCAGCTCGATTTATTGAAACTTTTCCACGGCGGCTTTTCCACTGGCCATGGCTTTCTTCGTGAGCCGAACTCCGTCCGTGCCTACGCATCCCTCGCCTGTATCGCCATTCAGTCCAACCAAAACGATATGTTTGGCGGGCAGTCCATCAATGCCTTCGACTATGCAATGGCAGAAGGCGTGAGTAAATCTTTCCGCAAAGCCATCATCGACAACATCTGCAAGGCCGCTATTTACTGGGGCATCGAGGACGTGGTGCCGGATTTCCAAGGCTTCAAGCAACGGATGAAAGAGTGTGTCACCGCATTTAACCTTCGCTACGGCACAGAAGAAACAGTGCCGGAACTCGTGGCTTTTTTCAAAGCGGCATCCGGCATAGAGCTGGATGAAAGCGCCCTGATTCCCGTCTATCACTGTGCCTGTCACGATGTCGAAGAAGAAACCTATCAAGCGATGGAAGCCCTCATCCACAACTTCAATACGCTCCACAGCCGTGCCGGGGCGCAGGTTCCGTTCAGCTCCATCAACTACGGCATGGACACCAGCCCGGAAGGCCAGCTCGTCACCGGCAAGCTGCTCGATGCCATTGACGCGGGGTTGGGCAATGGGGAAACGCCGATATTCCCCATCAGCGTGTTCCAGCTCAAGGCAGGGGTGAACTACAACGAAGGCGACCCGAACTACAAGCTGTTCCGCAAGGCTTGCAGGGTATCGGCAAAGCGGCTGTTCCCGAACTTCGTGAACCTCGATGCGCCGTACAACCTGCAATACTACAAGCCGGGGGACTACAACAGCTATGTCGCCACGATGGGGTGCCGCACCCGTGTGATGAGCAACGTGAACGGCCCGGAGGAATCCGGCAGCAGGGGAAACTTCGCCTTTGTGACGATGAACCTGCCGAAGTATGCCCTCGAAGCCAAGGGCGATTTGCAGAAATTCTGGGCGCTGTTCGACAAATACGTCCAAATCAGCCACGATTATCTCTTGGCAAGGCTCGAAGTCATCGCCAAGAAGCGGGTTTACAATTTCCCGTTTCTGATGGGGCAGGGAGTCTGGATGGGCAGCGAGAAGCTGCATCCCGATGACAGCATTCGTGACGTGCTGAAACACGCAAGTTTCTCCATCGGCTTCTGCGGACTTGCCGAGTGCTTGGTGGCTCTCACAGGCAAACACCACGGCGAAAGCGCAGAGGCGCAGGAGCTTGGCCTGAAAATCGTGGGCAAGCTGCGTGAGTGGACAGACGCTTACACCGCCGCCGAGAAGATGAACTGGACAACCTTCGCCACGCCCGCAGAATCCACGGCGGGGCAGTTCCAGCGGGCAAACCGCAAGGACTATGGCATCATCGCTGGCGTGACCGACCGGGAGTACATGACGAACTCAAGCCATGTGCCGGTGTATTTCCCCATCCGCGCCATCGACAAAATCCGCATCGAGGCCCCGTACCACGCCCTGTGCAACGCAGGGCATATTGCCTACATCGAGATGGACGGTGACCCGACGAAGAATGTCATAGCTTTTGAGACAATTATCCGTGCCATGCACGATGCCGATATGGGCTATTTCTCCATCAACCATCCAGTTGACCGCGACCCGGTGTGCGGCTACACGGGCATTATCGAGAACGAATGCCCGCATTGCGGCAGGAAAGAGGTCGTGAGAGGGTCGTTCATTGTCAAGTGAAAAAGCGCCACAGCAAGGGATTAAGCTCCTTTGCTGTGGCGCTTTTTGATTGCTCAGAAGGCCCATTCAATGTCCACCTCGTCATCCGTAAGCGTAATCCGGGAAATCAGGCTCTGCAAGATTCGCCGTTTCTGCGATTCATCGGCGAAGTCCCAGATTTGAGCCGCATTTCTCAGGAGTTCTTCGGCGAGGTCAAAGGGCATAGCTTCCTGCTCTGGCACGACCGGGGCAAGGCTTTCCTCCAAGGCTGTCTTCTCGTTGTAGAGCTTGTTGATGCTGTCACCAAGAAGCTGAGGCGGGATGTCATCACGTTGGTACAGCTCCATGAGCTTCCCAATCTGCTTGTCGATGTCCCGGATGCGCTTCTCGATGTCGGCGTTCTTGCCTTGGGCGACCGGCTTCGGACGCTTCGTTGCTGCAATCTCTGCGGCCATTTCCGGCGATGCCAGTATCTTCCGCACCTTGCCCTCAATGATGGGTTCTAGTTCCTTGGCCTTCCAGTTTCGGTTCGTGCAGTTCGGGTCTTTCACCATCTTCGGCATCTGCTTGGTGCGGGAGTAGCAAGCGTAATAGGAATACTTCCCGGAGTTCCGCCAGTAATACCTGCCGCCGCAATGCCCACAGAACAGCATCCCGGTCAGGAGGTGCTTGGACTTGAATGCGTTCGTGCCGTATATCTCCTGCCGCTGCCGCTGGATGCGTTGCGCCGCCTCGAACTGTTCCTCCGTCACGATAGCCTCATGTGCGTGTTCCACGATAACCTCCCCGAAATGAAGCGTCCCTGTGTAGGTCTTGTTGCCCAGGATGTTTCGGACGCTCGACCATGAGCTGTAGCTGCCGTAGCGGTTGGTGTAGCCCTCATCATTCAACCGGTCGGTGATGGCCTTGAGGGACGCTCCGGCAAGATACCATTCATATATCTTCCTGACCTGCTCGGCCTCATAGACGTTCACCACCAGATGCCCGTCCTGATAGTCATAGCCGATGGGAATATAGCCGCCGCCGTGATGAAGCCCCGCCTTCGCCCGCGCAATGCGTCCCATGCGGGTGCGCTCCTTTATCTGCTCCCGCTCAAGCTGGGCGAACACGGCAAGAAGGCCAATCATGGCCTTGCCGAAGGGGGTTGCCGTGTCAAAGCTCTCCTGCATCGAGACAAAATCAACTTGGTGGGGTAGGAAGGTTTCCTCAATGAGATACAGCGTGTCCCGCTGGGAGCGAGAGAGGCGGTCGAGCTTATAGACCAGCACCACGTCGAACCTGTCCGTCTCGCCCATGAGCTTCTGCATACCGGGGCGGTTCAGGTTGCTGCCGGAATAACCGCCGTCCACATAGATGTCGGCAATGAGCCAGTCGTGCGCCTTGCAGTAGGCAATCAGCCGTTCTTTCTGCTCACCGACAGAGTAGCCTTCTTGTGCCTGTTCCTGCGTGGACACACGAATATAGAGGGCGGCGCGTTTCATAATGGCATCCCGTCCAGCAGATAATTGGCAAATATCCAGTTACGGCAGGTTCGCTGTTCCTCAGTGTATTCGCCCTCCGGGTGGGGCGTATAGTCTTGAAAATGTATTTCGCGGGCATCCGTAATCTCCAAGTGGATGCGTTCATTGTCTATGACAATGGACTGCCCTGGCTCCGGCACAAAGGCAACGTGGGTGTTGTCCTCGTATTTGAATCCACGGCTAAGACCGCAAAGGTAATATGCCTTTACACGGCTGTCGGGTTCGATGTCAAGAGATACCAATGCCTTATCCTTGAAGTGGGTCTGCTCATAAACCTCGTGAAACGCATCGCCAATGAAGCATTTAGCGCAGCACTTGTCAATACGGGCGTTGCGAATGCCCCGAAGCCAAAAGAAGGAACACTTCTCTTTAATCTCCAACGTCAGTTTCATCTCGTTTGCCCCCTTCTTCCATTTCCACTGCAAAATTGAGGAGCTTCAACCGCTCTCTGCCATTCAAGTTCGTATATATTTTCACGAGTTCCAAGACCTCCGGGGACAGGGGTTTGTTATTGATGACAACATTGCCGCTATTGGCCTGTACGATAGCCCCGTTGTTCACGCCGCTGCTGATGCCATCGACAGAGGGCTGCGGCTCCGTTCCTTTCAGAAGGTAGTCAGTGCTGACATTGAAGAACTCCGAAATCTTTAAGAGGGCTTCGATGCTGGGGTAGGATTCCGAATACCTCTCATATTTGCCCACGGCTGACGGCACAACGCCGAGATACTCAGCGAGTGCGCTTTGTGTTATATCAGCCTCCCGGCGCAGTTTCCTCAGCCTCTCTCCAAATCCGTCCATCGAGTTCGCCACCTTTCCTGTAAGGAAATTATAATTCTTTTTAGGAAACCTGTCAACCGAAAAATTTTTCGTGAATTTTATTCCCACGAGTTGACATTATTTCCTAGATGTGTTAATATATGAGTGTGAGGAACAAAAGACCCCGAAAATCAGGGAAAGGAGGCAGTGCCATGAACATACTGAAAGAGCGCAGACTGCGCGGAGCAATCCCGACTCAGCGCGAGGTCGCCGCCCGTCTCGGTGTAATGCCGTCGGCGGTAAGCAAATGGGAAAACGGCATTACGAAGCCGCGAGTCGATAAACTTCCGGCTCTCGCAAAGCTGTACGGCTGTTCCATCGAAGAACTTCTGGCTGATACCACGGCATCGGAAAACAAATGAAAACCGCCGCAGCGGTTCTTCTTACGATTGCTTCGGAGCTTTCCACTTCGGCAAAAAGCAATCTGCCGGATTTACGAGACGGCGAAACGGTAGAGCGCGAAGGGATAGAAAACGGGATGTACTTTCGTGTCACCGCCTTCCGAGGGCAGACCTACCGCGCCGAATTCGATTTCAGGCAAAAAGAAAACCGCCAAGTGGCAACGACAGGAGAGTGCAAATGAATCTACGGAAATGGTCTGGAACGCTAAAGGACGGCGCAACTATGGCGGCATTCATAGCAATAGCCCTATACAACCTGCCACCTGAACCCACTCCGCAAGACCTCACATCGGCAAAGCCGGTGGTCATTCACGAAAGACATCCTATCGCAGTACCAGCCCAGCAATGGTCATACGATGACGTTCACGCCATCGCCAGAACTCTTGCCGGGGAATGTTACGAGGATATGCCTCAAGACAAACGATTGGTTTGCGAAGTGATTCTGAACAGAGTTAGCGACGACCACTTTGCAAACACCATCACGGACGTTCTCGAAACACCGAACGCCTTCGACGGCTACTGGCATCCATCAAGAGGAATTACCGAGAACGACCGTCACATCGCCGAACAAGCGTTGGCCGACTGGTACGCCAATGACTGCCAACCGCTTTCGGATATAAGGTTCTTCTGCTCCGGCGAAGGACGAACCAACTATTTTTATTGAGGAGGACAAAACCATGTTGGAAATCAAA